AAAGCAATATATTTATATATATCAAAATAAATGTTTTGCTTGGCTATATTAAAAAGTTTTCGTATATTGTACGTTATAAATAATAAAACATGAGTTATACAATTATTAAAGATCCCGCCCTTGAGCCATTTTTCCTATCTAAAGATCAATACTGTTATACAGTGTTTGAGAACATAGTTCCTACTAATACTTCAACTAGAGGTAGAAAGTCAGCGGATGGTAAAGAATATCAAAGAGCATATGGTCATTATTCAAAATTATCATCTGCTGTGAATGCTGTTATTAAACTTAAAACAGACACAAAATCAAATCAATATGATAGTTTAACATCATATTTGGATGAAATTAAACAACAAGAACAACAATTAAAAAATCTATTAAAAATATGAAATTAGAAGCTTTGTACAATGCGGTTATAGTTAAACCGGTCGAACCAGAAGAAGAGTTACATGGTAACATTATTGTTCCTGATTTAGGAAATGAAAAAAACAAAACAGCTGAAGTTGTAGCTGTAGGTCCAGGATATTATTCTGCAACTGGAGTATTTATTGAAACTATTTTAAAAGTAGGAGAAGTTGTAATACTACCTACTATGGGATTTAGTAAAATGGAATTCCAAGGAGAAGAGTATTGGTTAGGACCTGAGAATCAAATACTTGGTAAAATTACAAAAAACTAAAATAAGAAAAATATATGAGTAAGATTATTGAATTCGGACCAGAAGCACGTAAGAAATTATCTGCAGGTATCGATAAACTAGCAGATGCGGTTACTTCAACTTTAGGTCCTAATGGACGTAATGTTGTTATTGCAAACGGAGGTATTCCTCAAAGTACAAAAGATGGTGTAACAGTAGCAAAGTCTATTACATTAGAAGATCCAATTGAAGAACTAGGTGTTCAATTAGTAAAACAAGCAGCTATTAAAACAGCAGATAATGCTGGTGATGGTACTACAACTTCAACATTGTTGGCTCAAGAAATCGTATCTCAAGGTCTTAAAGAATTGAGTAATGATAGAAACGCAGTTCAATTAAAACGTGAAATTGATACTGCTGTAAAACAAGTATTAGATGCTATTCGTACTGAAATTAAAGAAGATGTATCTAGTGAAGATCAACTTAAACAAATTGCTACTATTTCAGCAAATAATGACCCAGAAGTTGGAGAGTTAATTGCAACAGCAATGCAGAAAGTAGGTCGTGAAGGAGTAGTGTTTATTGAAGAATCTAAGAATGGTGAAACATATCTTGAAACAGTTGAAGGTATGCAATTTGATCGTGGTTACAAATCACCATATTTTGTAACTGATAACAACAATATGAGTACAAGTATTCAAGATGCTTTGATTTTGATTGCTGATAAAAAATTCACTCAAGTAAAAGAATTGTTACCTATTTTAGAGGCAGTATCTACTCAAAATAAATCATTATTGATTATTGCTGAGGATATTGAAGGTGAAGCACTTGCTACTTTAATTGTAAACAAAGCAAGAGGTATTTTAAAAGTAGTAGCTGTTAAAGCTCCTGATTTTGGAGATCGTCGTAAATTAATTCTTGAGGACATTGCAATCCTGACAGGTGGTCAAGTATTCAGTACTGAAAAAGGTATGAAACTTGATAAATTCAATTGGGAGTGGTTTGGTGAAGCTAGAGTAGTTACAGTAGGTAAAGAAAGTACTACAATTGTTGATGGTAAAGGGGACACTGATAAAATCTCAGCTCGTATTGAAGAACTTCAGACACAAATTGAAAAATCAACTTCACCATATGAAAAAGAAAAACTACAAGAACGTTTAGCTAAGTTTATTGGTGGTGTAGCTATTGTGCACGTTGGTGGTTTTACAGAATCAGAAATGCGTGAGAAAAAAGATCGGGTGGATGATGCTTTACAAGCAACTAAAGCAGCACTTGAAGAAGGTATTGTACCTGGAGGCGGTGCTGTTCTATTACATGCTCGTGAATATATTCAACGAGATACTATTGGTGCTGATATTGTTTATAAAGCATGTGCATCTCCATTTAAGAAAATCCTTGCTAATGCTGGTATTGATGTTGAGTATGTTTATCATGCTATGAATGAAATAAGAACCGCTAATTATTGGATTGGTTATAATTTAAAAAATGATGAATTTGTTGACATGAAAGAAGCAGGTATTATTGATCCAGCTAAAGTAACTCGTACAGCGCTTGAAAATGCAGCTTCAGTAGCTGGTACTATTCTATTGACAGAAGCAGTAGTGGTTGATAAACCAACTGATAAAAAAGATAATAATAATGATTTTGGAATGGGAGGTATGTTTTAATGGATTTTCAACCAAATGAAAAATTAGTTGAAATAGCCCATAGAATTAAAGGAAAGGGTGATACTTGGTCGTTAATAGAAAATGACCAGGTATACTCTTCTTTAACTGAGGTATTAAATGCTTATTATTTGTTATCACCTGATCCAAAACCTTCTGCCTTTAGGCTTGAACCTATGAATGGAGTTTGTTATCTTATAACCACAGAATATATAGAAATACCTAAACCACAAGTTAAAAAATATAATTTATACGGTGATGAGGAATAAAAAAGAACATACTCTTTGGGTTGAAAAATACAGACCTGATACTTTAGAAGGTTATATGTGTAGTCCTGAAAATAGGAATAAATTTGAAGAATATATTAGTACACAAGATATTCCACATCTTTTATTCGCTGGCAAACCAGGTTCAGGAAAATCAACAATTGCTAAAATATTAGCAAATAATATTGATTGTGATTTTATTTATTTGAATGCTACTGATGAAAGAGGTATTGATGTGATGAGAGAAAAAATTGGATCATTTGCATCAGCTGGTTCATTTAAACCTCTTAAAATAGTAATACTAGATGAAGCTACTCATATCTTACAAGCATCTCAAGTGATTCTATTAAACATGATAGAAACATATAGTTTAAATACTCGTTTTATTTTAACAGGTAATTATCCTGAAAGATTAATTGAACCATTAAGAAGTAGACTTCAAGAATTTAAATTAGAACCACCAACTAAAAAAACAGTTGCTCATCATATTGTTAACATTTTAACTAAAGAAAATGTAGAATTTGAGTTAGAAGATGTAGCTGTAGTTGTTAAAAAATTCTATCCTGATTTTAGAAAAACAATTAATAGTTGTCAAAAACAAACTATTGATAATAAATTAGTTTTAGATAAATCATCAAGTGTGATAGATGATTATAAAAATCAAGTATTAGAAGAACTCACATCACCAACATCCAAATCATTTAATTCAATCAGACAATTAATTGCTAACTCAGGTTCAAATGAATTTGAAGAACTATTCAGATTTTTATATGATAAATCATCTATATATTCTCCAGGGAATGAAGGAATGATAGCAATTCATATTAATGAATACTCATATCAATCTAATTTTGTTTTAGATAAAGAAATAAATTGTATGGGATTAATAGCTCGTTTGCTTGAATTAAAAAAATGAAAACATTTATAACATACCTATTAAGTTGGATTTCAAATAACTTGTCTGTACCATTTTGGATTATAGGGCATGTACATTTAAGTACTAACATATATGAAGACATACATGAAATACTAATGTCTTTAGGTATGAATATTATAGTAGCAATTGGATTTTATTTAGACTTTAAAAAATATAAAAATGAACAACAACAAACAAATGAATCTTAATATTGATATTAAGAACACAACCCCAGTAATCTCTGAAGATGGAGGAATGGTATTTCAAGAAGGCTTTATTTTACGACGGGTTTCAAAATTTATATCTGGAACATCAGAAGATGGTATTATACCGGTTCCAGTATTCTTTGATGTCAAAAGTGGTAGAGTATTGATTGATATGTTACCTAAAGAACTTAGAGATGAGTTCCAAGAAATCTATGACAAAGAAGACTCAACCAAGTAATTTTACTATATTTAATTGGGTAAATAATATTACATTTGATAAAAAACCATGGGACTCATTTACAAATGAACAAAAAAATATATTCGCACCTTATATAATTCATAGAGTAATATCATTAGAACCAAGTTATATTCATATAGCAAATATAGTACAAAAAATTCCTCATACTGAAAAAGAAAAAATACATAATATATATTTAAACATGTTACCTAAAAGAAAAATATTTAACAAATATATTAAGAATCAATCTGAAAATACTTATCAAGAAATATCTAAACATCTTTCTGAGTATTTTATTTGTTCTTTAGGAGAAGCAGAAGACTATATTGATATTCTTCGTAAAGAAGGAGTAAGAAGTATCTTATGGGAAATGGGAATTGAAGAAAAAGAAGTTGATAAATTAATTAAAACTGCTAAAATTAAATAATGAATAGTGTAAAATACTTTGAGGAAAAATATCCTAATTTATCTAAAGAATTTAAGAATATCCAGCAAGAACAATATAATATGTTCGCTGAAAAAATGCTATCATATGGTATTGATAATATAGCTATGGGTACATCATTAGAGACTGAAGATGATATTAAATTATCATTAACATCTATTTGGATTAGGATGAATGATAAGATGAATAGATTAAAAAATTTAGTATTAAAAGGTAATAGAAATCCACTAATTAATGAACCAACATTAGATTCTTGGAAAGATCTAACTAATTATGCTATTATAGCTCAATTAGTAACAACAGGAAAATGGAAGAAATAAAACCTAAATTTAGTTTTATTATACCTTGTTGGGAACAAACACATTTACTAAAATGTTTACTTCAAAGTATTATATGTCAAACTTATAGCAATTGGGAAGCTATTTTAATCCATGATGGAGTTGATTTATCTCATAAATCTAATCTTAAAGAATATCTTAATGATCCTAGATTTTTTTATACTTCAACTTCTGAAAGATATGGTTATTGGGGACATAAAAGTAGAATAATAGGAACAACTCTTAGTTTAGGAGATTGGATTATTCATTCTAATGATGATAATTATTTTGTTCCTATATTATTAGAAGAAATTGTAAATATTATAAGTTTAAACTCTGAAGTAAATTTTATTTATTGGGATATGATTTTAGGTAAATATAAAAATGAACATAGTCATAATAAAAAAGATTATGGACATTTTATCCCTAAAATCCAACATAGTTATATGGATTGGGGACAATTTACAACTAAAAAAGAAATTATATCTAAATATTATATCCAATATGAAGAAGCAGCAGCAGATGGAACTTTAATAGAAAATATGAAACATGAATTAATCCCTGCTTATATAGATAAAGTTTTATTTGTCCATAATTAAAAAACTAGTAATATGGAAAATATAACTGAAATATTTAATAAATATGAGTAAAAAATTACCTCAAATTGTAGAATTTATTAAAACATCTCCTTTAAGAGATGTAGACTACAGTTATCAAAAATCAATTTCTTTTAGTCAATTTTCAACATTTCATAGTTGTCCTAAAAAATGGTTTTTACAATATAAACAAAAACATTATTCTCCATCCTCAATCCATATGACTTTTGGAACAGGGTTACATGAAACTATTCAACATTACTTAACAACCATGTATGAATATAGTGTTGCTGAAGCAGATAGAATTAATTTAGAAGAACATTTTGAAGATAGTTTTAGAAGAGCATATTTAAAAGATTATAAATCTAATAAAAATGTACATTTTAGCAATCCTGAAGAAATGAATGAGTTTTATAAAGATGGTTTAGAAATTATTCGTTTTTTAAAAAAAAAGAAAGGAAAATATTTTAGTAAAAGGGGATGGCATTTGGTAGGATGTGAGGTTCCAATTACAATAACTCCTAATTCTGAGTATCAAAATGTTTTATATAAGGGTTA